CTTCTTGGTTTTGTCCGACATTAGCCCCGGAGGCTGCAAATACACGACAAAGACTTCCTCATGGCAGTCTTTCATCGGACATTTGGCCTTCATTGACTCAAAATAGCCGTGCCGAGGGCACTTATAGTCATGCAATACCGGCATCTTCATCCCCTTTCAATAACGGTTGCCTAGAATAATCATCCATATTCTTCATACCTACACTAATCTTTATCTTCCCATTAACCATCTGTAATCCGGTAGTCGGAATAATGCGCGGCTTGGGTTCCCGGCGGTATTCGATAAACTTTGTCCTGTCTCGGTTCTGCATGATGGCGATTTCCCCGTTCATCCATGCCTGATATGCCTTGGACACCCGGCGCTGGACGTTTTTGGTCAGGGGTTCCCGCCCATAAACGAATACATCAAGAATGGTGTACTTGTTTAAGCCAGCAGCAGAGGCAAACAAGTCCATTGAAATGCCTCGGTCCTTGTTCTTGATGAACCGCTTCATGATGGAAAACAGTTCACGCTTGGTATGAATGTTTTGCAACATAGTTAAGTATGTATCCCTTGGATTGTAGGAACTCCAAGAACTCAGGTTCCCGGTAAGAAGCCTCAATGCCTTTGGCAATCAGTATCTCGTTCTCTTTGATGAGCTTACGGCTAGTCGAGTGATGGCCTAAAAGCTTGGAGAAGTCCAAATCATTGTGGATAACTGGACCGATGTGCTCTACCGCAAAGTGTTTGGCTACCTCGTTGGTTGGAAACTTGAAGCCATGTTCTTCAAACAACGGACGGCGCAAGCAGGAAAGCTGAACGTCCTCGTTCCAGATAGTTGTTTCATGGGAAAACATCTGAGCTACGCCATATTTGTTAGGAGCTTCCAAAAAACGGCGGCTACGCAAGGAAAACCCGCCATTCAAGACAACGATAGCGTCAGGATAATCAACCCAAGTAAAGCCAAGCCTTAATGTGTCGCCCACCAGACCAGCATGAGTAATACCACCAAGATAATCATGGTTGTAATAGTCTTCTTTAAAGTTCTTGCCGTCCAAAACCCACCCATCGTCCTGCACTATCAGGCAGAACTCTGTCTCAATAAAGGCATACAGGCAGTGCATGATGAATGTTGAGTATCCACGGTAGTCCAGCGGGTAGATACGTTGCCATTGGATATGGTCAGGCAAGTGTCTAGGCTTCTCGATAGATAAAAGTAATCCCCGTGAGCCGGGGAGTTCTTTCATACTCTTGGAAATAGACGGAATAGTGACTGCGCCGTCCCCATGTCCATAGACAGAGACTATTGTTAGTTGGTCATGCACCATATACGCCTATCGCCTTCAAATAACTTGCGACACTACGGCCAACAGCGACCTGCTCTGCTGTCTTCTCATCCTGCGCTCTGGCTATCTCGCGGGTGTACTTCATGGCTATTAGCTTGGGCTGCACTTGTTCCGAGAAAGCAACGCAAGCCAAAGCGGTAGCAATTACTCGGTCATCCTTGTTGCGGCCAGAAGCTTCAATGCTGCCGCCGTCTCGGACAATCGTTTTCATCTCGTCAATGGTGTCTTCGGAATAGATAGCCAGCATCCCGCGCTCAAACAAGTCTTTCATGTAATTCATCATGCGCTCTTTGGTCGCTGACGTAGTAAGAAAACCAATTGAGCTGGAAAGACCGCCCATGCTGTCGTTGCGCCGCCAGATGTAGTTCTGCATGGAGCCAAGAACGTCTAACAAGTCTTTGGAAATCTTGCCGCCAAGGGAAACAGCCTGACGCTTTAAATTGTTCAGTTCGTTAATGACGGCCTGACCCGGACCATTGACTTCAAGGTTAAGGGTTGAATTCTTGTAAGCGCCAGCAAGGTGAGAGATGACCCACGCAAACTGGTAGGTATTCATTTCCGGAGTAGCAAACTCAGCAACCTGCTCCATTCCGTCGGCATAACAGCGGAAGACCTGAATACAGAACCTATCAGCCCAATCAGAGCTACCATAAGCAGGGTCTGCACCAATAACGTAATAAGCTGTATCAACAGGTTCCTCCCAAATCTTTAGTGTTGCCATCTTCTCGGTTGACTTCTTGACTTCCGTGTCTTGGAAGTTCACGCCCATCACATACCGATAGCAGTCGTAATCAATATTCTTAGCTAGCTTCATTGCGTCCGTACAACGGGCGTTAGAGAAGAAGCTAGTCCCCGTCATCACAAAGGCATAGTCTTCAGTAGGCGGGAACTCTTGGTACATGAGTCCTTCGTCCTTCAAACCTTCGTGCAACTTCCAGCGCCACCAGGCTATCTGTCTACTGTTGACCTCATAGCCGTAGTTACGCTTTACATCCTTAGTCCATTCCTTCTCTTCTGGGTTGAGTTTCCCATCCCAGTAGACTTTATAAACTTCGCTTTTAGGGTCGGCAGAGTAGAACTGGTTTCTCCACCAACCCACAAAGATTGCCTTTTGTGTCCTTGCCCTTTTAGCCGTAATCCACATATCGTGGAACATATTGAAGCCACGGGCGGTGGACTCAAACATATAGTAGCGAAGGGGGTTAGTCTCTGCGAGGGAGGCAAGCAAGGACGCTAGACCCTCTTCATCACCCCAAGAAGAGGTTTCTGTACCGTGGAGGAAGGTAATCCCCTTGCCTCGTCCGAGGCCCCCCTTGGCCCTGATTCCAGCCACCTGATAGAAGAGACGGCTTCTGTTCTTTAAGACCATCTGATTACGGTTATGGCTCATTAAAGGAATCTTGTATTCCTTCGGTAAGCCATCCATATACATGGCTAGGGTGCTTCTAAACTGTTCTCTGTTCTCTTCTGTGTCTGTAGTAAGAGTCCCCTGCATACCGGGGTGGATAAAGTGCCAGTAGAGGTCTAAGGCTAGGCTGATAGTGGTAATGCCGAGCTGACGGCCTTTGAGGACTACGAAGAAGTGTTTGTCTTCAGCAAGTCCTCTAGCCACCTCATCCATGACATAGGTCTGGGTACCGAGTAGCTGGCTACCCAGTATTCGCATCCCCTGCTCTTTTGTCTCAATCTTTAGATGCTTGCAGAAGTGATAGAACTTCGTGCGATCAAAGTTCATTTCTTTTGTACGCCAACTTGATGGTTGATGAACAAAACATCTAAAGCATCAGCAAAAATGGCTAAAAAAGCATCTATTGCCATTCTAGGACGGTGTATCTCCTAAACCGTCTTTAGAGAGCCTGTAGTTCATCGTAGCCTTACCAGTACAGCCACCCTTGAACTTCGCCTCTATCATGGCTTTAAAGGCCACCCTGTCCCTCCATTTCTGGTGCTGCCAGAACGGTGCACCCTTCTGAGCAATATCCGTTCTCACCGCCATACATGAAGTATCTACATGATACATATTGGCATGGTTCTTCATTAACCCCAAAGCCTCACACTCATCCATCCAGACATGAGAGCCATCATCCCTGACAATGTTCCTCAAGGAACAACTCCAGTCTAGGTTGAACTTCTCCATCAACCCTACAACCGTCTCTACATGGTCATCCTCATACCAATTGTCATCATCTAGGTAGAGGATCACATCCTCCGTAATCATGTAGGAGGCCATCGCATTGATCCTTGCACAGGTATACATATTCTTCCCTGTATTGTTTGGCAAGGTAATGACTGTGGTGTTCTCTGCCAGATTAGACTGCTTTATGACATTCTTAGCCCTGTCTTCCACCTCTGGGCCATCAATGAAGATGTAATGCCTTACAGGTCTTGTCTGCCTAGCCACACTCTCTATGGCTTCTAGGAGGCAGTTTCTGCCAATCGTGCTAGTCACAACAGCCGGTAGTAGTCTCATGCCAGCACCCCATACTGTGTGACCTTCTTACTCGCTTCCAACCTGTCTTCAGGCTTGAGAAATATCACCTTCCTTTTTTTGATCTTTGCAGACTTCTCAGCCAAGTCCCTATTCGTCTCTGTAAAGACATCTACCTCTTCTTTATCTAGATTGGGCTTTTGCTTTGCCGGAACCCCGCAGCCAGGGCAGAACCTTTCCACCTGACTTCTCATCTGCAAGATGTGCTTCTTCCACCAGCCATCCTCTATCGGATAGCCATAATCCGTACCCCTCGCCAAATCAAAAGAAGCAGCTACCTCAAAGAAGTAATACCGCAACTCCCCCTTGTTCTGCACTATAGATGCCGCCCACTCATGGTTAATCTCACACCTAGCAATCTTTGCCCACACCTCTTGGCTGTCAGGATAAATATCCTGCATAGCAGTCAGCAAAGGTGCGTGTTCCGCATGATCCACATAGTTCCACACAATGTTCTCAGGATCATCAGCCTTCATCTTATTGGCTAAATCCGTGAGCTGCTCCCCCGCCTTCTTCTCCCCGTGTGCATTCAGATTAAAGACCCCAAACGTCTCCTCAATCACCTTCCTGTGCTTGAAGTAGTTATTCGTCCATAACCCCCTCTGCTGCTTACACGGAACCTCCTCTCGGAAGATTTCACACAACTCAGTGAAATTCCTGTGCATACAAGGATTGCCACCAATCATGGCAACTATCCCCCTATACCCACGCAAACTCCTAAGAGCAGCCCTAAAGTTCTCTGGCGTCATCTCCCAAAACCCCTCTTGGTTCTCCAAGAGCCTGGTGCAGTTAGAACACGCCAGATCACACTTATTCGTCACATCTACACAAATAATCCCCATCTGATGAGGACTACGCATCTGATACATCGCAACTTCTGCATTAATCTATAGCCCCTTTCCTTCATCTTCCTCAACACCACCTGCGCTACCCCATAGCCAGTATAGTTCGGCTTTACCTCCCTAAACGACCTCACACTCTGTCTGCAATAAGCATCTCCAATCTGCAGACAGAACTG